TATTGTGCAATTTCTCTAACAATCTTTACCTGTCCTTGTACTGTAGTTCTATTATGCATCCACTCTGCCATTTGTTTCATTCCAGGCATTTGATAAACTTGTATAGCACTATTGTCTCCTCCTGTACCCAAACTAGGATCTAATGCTATCATATAGAGTTTACCTTTTGCTAAAGGTGCATACCATCTAACCTGTCCTGCTATTGCATAAGGATCCCTTGCTTCCATGTTAGCAAGTTTTATACTATCAATTAAAGTTTCATCAAATGCAATAAATTCACATTTATGTTCACGTCTAAATCTCTCCTCACCAATTTTTCCTAATTCAACTTCAGCCCATTCTTCGTCTCTATCTGGGTGGACTTCCCAGGTTGCCTGATAATGAGCAAAACCATTTGTACCTACATCTGTCTCATTTCCAAACTCATCTTGATTTTTTAATGCATCTCTCCATATCTGTGCAAACTGATCATCGTCCATGTTAGGAGTACTTGTTATAATACATTTACCACCTGTCGCTAGTGTAGGAGAAAGTGAAGTCCAAAACTCTTTGGCTATGTTGGGTCTAACAAATGCAAACTCGTCTAAGTATACTAATGAAATACTTAAACCTCTACCTGTGTTTTCTGTTGTGGATTGTGCTATAATTCTGCTTCCGTTGTCAAACTCTAAACTTCCTTTGTTGTAGGAAGTAACACCTGCTCTTATATAATCTGGCAATGTTTCATAAGCGAATCTAACACGTTGCATAATTTCACTGGCACCTGCGTATTTGTGGGCCGCTACTAAAATTGTTTGATCAGGATTAAACATAGCATACCATAACAAATAACCAGCCGCACAGGTAGACTTACCCATTTGTCTAGCTAACATACTAATACTATATCTGTTGTTGTGATAGATATCTACTAGTTCGTCTTGAAAATCATATAAGTCAAATTTTAAACGACCTTTTGTTGGATGCTGAATATAACAATGCTCCCTCATAAAGTATTTTGGGTCATTGGCACATCTAGCTAACTCGGTAAGTTGCTTTTCTGTGTACTTTTCTTTTCTATAGGGGGTTTTGGTTAACTTTGTGTCTACTGCCACGTTAATCCTCCTTTAATGTATTTATAAAGAATTAACCGTGCAGTTAATACACCACACGGTTAAGTTTCGGGAGGGGAAATCTATTTTTTGTCTTTTTTATCTTTTTTTGATTTCTTATATGCTTCTTTAATGTCTTCTACTTTGTGTTCTTTTAAACCTTGAACCTTAAAGTCTTCAGCATCTAAGTAACGTTTCAGGCTAAGGTTAACTGATTGTGCAAAGTTCTCATATGGTTCACCGTGGCTAGTTTCGCCTTCTTCTGACGCACCTACTGCTGGTGTGTTTGCCCATTCGTCAACTCTTTGTTTGATCTGATCTTCTGTTAAACCTGCGTTTTTAAGAAGTGTAATTAATTGTGTTGTATCCATAGTCGGAGCCTCTTCAATAGTTTCTTCTTCTTTTTCTACTTTGTCTTCTTCATTCATGCCTTTTGGCATATCTTTAAATCTGTTTGGTTTGTAGTTTGCGAAAGCTTCTGATTTAATGCTATCATCCATCATACCTTCCATACTAGCCATACCATCTTCTTGCATACCTTGTTCTGTAAAGTCTACTTCAAAACCAACTAGTTCAGAAATTGCTTTTTCAAAACCTGAGTCTGTGTAGATTGACCACGGTCCATCATGTTCAACGTTTACTTGTCTGTAACTATCATCTTCGTCATCGTCCATGAATCCACCTGGCTCATATGGATTAGTAATAGAAATTGAATCTACTTTAATTTGTTTTGGATTTTCGCCTTCTTTATCCCAGATACTATCACCTGCTAGTGGAATTAATTTGTTAACTGGAATAGTTTTTGCATCTTCTTCTACTGATGCTTCTACTGGTGCTTCTGCTGGTGCTTCTGCTACCGGTGTTTCATCACAACATTCTGGAGTACAATCACTATGTTCTTCATGTACTTCACAATCACAATCATCTGCTGGTGCTTCTTCAATTGTTTTAATTCCTGCTAGTTCTTTAATTCTGTTTGCTTCTTCAACCCAATTATCGTTTTCTTCTACTGCTTCTTCTTCCACTTCGTCTTCTTTAACTTTATATTTTTTACCATCAACTTCAAATTCTTTTTTACCAGCCGCTTTAGCTTTAGCTAATTCGCCTGAGAATTCGTTACCTTCTTCTTTTGAAGGTTCTGTTGGTTCAACTGATTCATCTTTTGGAAGATTTTCATCATCTGCATATCTTGGATCGTCATCGTCTATTACATTAACATCATTCATATCGTGATGACGTCTGTAATCTGCTACAAAGTCTTTGATTTGGTCACCACTCATGTAACGTACTAGTTCTGCAAATATTGGATGATCTGTATCACATCCTATTTCGTCACATAATTGATAAATTGGCTCTGCAAATTCGCCTACTGCTTCTTTAAATTTTCTATCGTCTGTTTCTTGAGTCTGGCTCTGAGCGTTCATTCCAGACAGTTTTAGTAATCTATCTAAATCACTCATTGTCCATTCTCCTTCTGGTCTTTTTTACGTAATTTTAAAAGTTCATCAATAAATTTCGATTTATGATCTTCACCATAATGATCTTTATGGTCTACTTTTTCTTGTTCTGAATACTTTTCATCTGCTAATTTAACTTTATATTCTTCTTGCTTACCTGCTGGAATCTCTTCATCCGGTTCGTGTTCGCCTTTTACTTTAAAGCCCGTATGTGATACTCCTAACATATTACGGATATCATTTTGTATTTGCCATCCACTTGCTACTCTATCAGTTTCAAATGCATATGTAAATACTTCATATCCTTTATGATTAGGGAAATCACGTGGAGCACTTTGTAGTATTGTTTTCTTCACAGCACCAAGTCCTGTTGAGTCATACTTTGTAAGGTGCTTCTCAATACGATCACATTGTGTGTCAGTAAGTTCATGTACAGTCTTGATTTTAAACTTCCATGATTTTGTATTTTCTGTTAAATATTCTTTAAACGTCTTCATTACGTAATTCTCCTATAATACTATTTATCATTTTCTGGAAGATTTTTCATAATTTCTGCTAACATTGCAGTTCTATCACCAATAATTCTGCCTTCAGCAATTTCTTCCTCGTCTAAACCTGCTTCTCTGCGTCTAGCCTGTACATATGCGTCTATTTTTTCACTATCTTTGATAAGTCTAGCTTGACGCATCTGTAATTCAATCATTTTCATCTTTTTAGTCATTTTAGCTTCTTTGGCTTGTAGTGCCGCAGTTAACATTTTACTGGCACTATCAAATATGGGAGCCGCGTGTCTATCTTCTACATTCTTACCAAGATCAACTAAATCTTCAAATGTATCCATTGCCTTTCCAGCATATTCATCCATTTCTCTGTCTAGTTGTTCTAAACCTTCTACTGTTGGTAAAGCCGCATCTGCTCGTTCAACCATACTAAGATCGCCTTTATACTTTTCAATCTCTTGTTTGATCTCTTCAGCAGTTGGTGCTTTTTCGGGTTCATCTTCAGGAAGTAATTCTTCCAAATTTGGTAAGTTTAATTCTTCCTCTAATTTTTTTGTCATTTCTTTTTCCTTTTAGAATTCTGCGGTCTATTAAAGATTTGTTTTTCAGTTATTACTCTGAAACCCATACCTTTAGCTTTTGTATAAGCATTAGCCGCCTGCCACTTTGCATGATTAACTACTGCCGCCGCTTTCTGTGCTTGTGTCCTTGCCTCACCTAGTGTTTGACTTGCTGGTTTTATCTCTACAAACTCTGCATGGTTTGTACCTTTTTTATCTTTATAGACAATTAGCAAGTCTGGCACATATGTACTCTGTTTGCCAGTGAGTGGATTTTTGTATGGAATTCTGTGTGTTTCACTTCCCCAACCTAATATGGAAGGATGATTATCACACATTCTCATAACTGCAAGTTCCCATCCACTTCTGTACCTTGGAACTCTTTTACCCAAGTATTTACCTGGGTTACTGGGTGTGAATTGTCCTTGTTGAAATTTTCTCATTACCTTACTCCTTATGTTATAGACGCATATTAGAAGAGTTTGGAGCCGGCACTATATAAGATTTACCATCTATGTTTCTGATTTTTTCACCTGTCTTGAGTTTACCTTTGAATGGTTTTAAGTCAGGTTGGTTAGATGATGTTTTGTTCGCATTAGCTGAACCGTTGTTTTCTACTGGTTCAATTTTGTCGGCATTTTCTATAGCATATTCTTTAAACTCTGCAAAGTCATCTACTTCTGCAAATCCATCGTCAGCAGTAGGCGTGTTTGCAAATTCTTCTGCTTGTAATATTTCAGCTTCTGTTGTAGCTTGACCTTCACTTAAAATTTTAAAACCTTCGTATGTGAATGTCACTCTATAAATTGCTGGAGAACTATCTGCATAATCTAATGTATCTGAGTCAATGTTTAAAATATATGGATTATATATTTCAATAACACTCTCTAGGTTTTTTGAATCTTTTCTTTTGATTATTATGCTTGTTATATAGTTTCTAGATTCAGGAGTTTTAATTCCTTTGAAACTAGTGAGGAATGATGCGTAATCATCATTGTTAAGTGGACCATCAACATAATGAGCCGTGTAGTCTTTTAAGAATTTTTCAAAAACTGCGTCCTTGGTATCGTAAGCTGTAATAGTTATAGGAGTGTAATCGATACCTGTAAGGACAGTTTTCTTTGCGTTATACTGGTTAAGTGTCTGTGACCTATAAACATAGGTCGGTATTTGCACGTTTGCAATTCTAACAAGGCTCAGCGGTTCTGGGCTGTCTATATAATTTAATGAAACAGTAAAAGAAAACTTATTTCTTGGTACTGCGTCAATTTCACCTCTTCGCTGACCTTGACTATAGACTTTATATGCTGAGTCGCCGATCGCCATTAGTGAATCCTATCTATTATCTAGTTGCGCCAGATTGTGCCGAATCGCTAGATGCTGATTTTTCACTTAATGCATCTGAACCATCAATTGAGTGAACCGCACTATCGTAACGAAGTTGTACTGTTACTTGAATCATAGTTGAATCTGCATAGTTCAGGTCACCGTATTGAATGTTAGAAATATAACAACCTTGCAATTCCCACTTGTCAAATACAGTTGGTGATGTACTACCATTTGCACCATCTAGTGTTTCTAATGTTACACCAAATTTATATGCGTTACCTGAAATTGAACTGTGTTGATCTGCATGGTCAACTTGTCTATTTAATTGGTTACCAAGTTTCTTGATAACGTTAGATTTCATATCATCTCTGAATACGATTGATACTGGTTCCCAGGCGTGTTTACCCGCAAGATACATTTTTGAGTTGTAAGAATCTACTACAACCTCTTCATGTGTCATTGATGGTCTGCCTGCACTAATAACGTTCTGTGTCACTTCATCTGTCGCTGTTGCACCACCAAGATCTTCGAAAGTTACTCTGAACCTATAACTTAATTTAGGCATTAAAGTTGTTCCTGCTGAAGAGTCTGTTGGTACTCCAAAATTTGTAATTACAGCCATTTTATTTCTCCTATATACTACTGTAGTATTGTTTATCTTATATTGTATTTATCAAATCAGTGTTCAAAAAGATAGGCTTCTGTAAAAGAAGCCCATTTTTAGGTAATTTAGTGGATTGCTAGGTGCAACCCACTAAATTGTTGTAATAATACTATGCTAAGAATCCGTATGTTGGGTATCCGTCTGGATTTGCTTTACCTTTAAAGGTTTGCTTACCAATCTTAAAATCACCAAAATCAAAACCACTAGCTACAACGTAATCTTTGAATGCTAGTCTTTTTGTCTCGTTTTCCCAATCATATCTTACCCATACATCGCCTTCATACAATTTGTATGAAACGTATACAGTACCAGTTCCATCAGGCTTACCTGCTACAGCATCGTTGATAACTGTATATGCTGGAGTTGCTTTGAAAGCATCAACTGATGCGTGTGGATTACCTGGAGCTTTCGCTATTCTAAATCTAAACTCATCTGCCATAGTGTTCTCCTTTTTTCCATGGAAAATGTAATTCATCTATGAACTACAATGCATTGCAATTTGCATTAGTATTTATCGAAAATCACAAAAAGAAAAAGGCTACTATAAAAAATAGTAGCCCTTATTCTTATATTCTTTTAGTGTCTTATTAGCTTAATTCGCCAGTGTTTACAATTCTAATTGGAATGTAAATAAACTCTGCCGCTTTAGTTGGCTCAATAGCAACGTCAATGTAAAATTCATTGGCATCTATTCTAGCCGCTGTATTGTTTGTTGTATCACAAACTACTGCAAAGTCATATATTCCACGTTGTTGTAAAATATTTGCTAGGAAACCGTCAAATACTTGTTTAGCATTTGCTCTGGTACTAGCGTCATTTGGCTCAAATAAGAACGGTCTTGAAATAACTGCAAAACGTTCTCTTAGGTAAGCTGTTAATCTAGCAACATTAACTCTGTCTAATGCTGAAGCACTCGCGTGTAATGATTTTTGTCCAAATACTACAACACCTTCTGCAGGAAATTTAGCTATTGGATTTAATTTTTTATCATACATTGAGTCTCTTTGACCTTGAGTTACTGATAGTGACACAAACTCATCTTCACTGTTTAAGTATCCAACGTTTGATGCATTTTGTACAACACCACGTGTTAGACCAGCTGGTGCAAACCATTGAAATGATACATTGTCACTATACGCATAAGTGTATAATGCAATGTGAGATGCTGGTGCTACAACGTTATCGCCTGTTACAGGGTTAGTTGTGTATGCGTGTGGATAATAAACTGCTGAGTAAGTATTTTTTGTTACTAGGCCGCCTTCACCGTTTGTAGTTGCGCCTGTTCCTTGAATCCAAGATACTGCTTCTGTCGGATTTAAACGGAATGGTGCATCAACAATGATAAATGCAGTTTCATCTCTATTACTGTTTAGTGAAACCATTTCATCATATAGTTCAGGATAACCTGGTGCCGCAAGTAAACGGAATTGAACTGTATCTTGTTGTAGTTCACTTGCACTTGCTGAAGATTGCATAGCTGTTACTACTACTTTTCTTTGTGCAATTCTACCAAATGAACCACTGCCATCTGCTTGATTACCTGCTTCAACTCTCCATTTCCAAGTTGTAGTTAGAGCTGAATTATATTTTCTAACTGTTCCACCTGATCTACACATATTAATTCCAGTAATTCCTACTGGGTGTGTTAATGGATCTGGTGCACCTGTTAATAGTGTTGCTTCAAATGCGCCTGCTGATGTATCATTTGCAGTAATGTCTCCAAATACTACACCTGCCGCAGTTGATTGATCTGCTTTATCTTTTAGAACCCATGCAGTACCATTGTGTCTGTAAATTACAGGATACCCTGAAGCATCTGTATCTACCCAATAGTCACCTGCTGATAAAGAACCACCTGCACTATCTGTTGTTGGTGCAGTTGTAACGTATTGTACGTCTGAAGCTCTTTGCCATTTTTGTGTTCCTGAATCGCTTACTACTTCGTATACTGCTAATTCATTTACATCTGGATCAAACCAAATTGTACCATTAG